TTTTTTTTTTATATATTCATAACCATAAAACTAAATTTAAAAAATATGGACAATTTTAACTTGAAAAAATTCTTAAAAGAGAACAAATTAATTAAAGAAGATGTTTCTGGTTATTTAAAACCTTTATTTCAAGATGAAAAACTTTTATCTTCTCCTATAAAAAGTAAAGATACAAAAGGGAATGATATAGAATTAATTGGGATGGAAGATGATAAAATATTTTGGGATACTAATGGTGAAAGGTATTCTAAAGTAGGTTCTGATGTTTATATGAGATATTCAATGAATAGAGAGGAAGCTATTAAATTTAAAAAAGAAAAAGCAAAAACTAATCATTATCTTACTAAATATTCTTCTAAAGAAGTAAAAGAAGCTCTAAACTTAGACCCTTCATCTCCTCAAATTTCTCAATATTGGGATATTATGGTAAAAAACCAACCTGAAGATGTTATTAAAATGTTAACAGATTTAATAGTAGGTAGATTATCATTTCAAGAATTTCAATCTTCTACTGAAGATGATATTTATGATTCATTTAGAGATGATGATTATGATGATGAATAAAACTTTAATTACTTTTTAAACTTTAAGTGCTCAATAAAATGAGCACTTTTTTATTCTATTCATATTTATACCAATATAATATATTATGGCTGCAGATATAAATGCTTTAAATCAAGAAATTGCTGATCTTAGAAAACAACTAGGAGATACACCTTTAACTCCATTTGATTCAAAAGATTTAGATAAAGCTTTATTAACAGTTAGAGCTTTAAGACAAGAATTTAGAGAAGCTTCTAGTGATTTAGATTATATCTCTAAAAGTTTTAAAGACACTGTTAATGAAATGTCTAAACAGAACACCTATTATAATACAGCTAAAAAATCTATAAATGGTATAGCTGATATTTCTAGACAAATTGTTGACTATAGAAGAGGTGAAAATGCTTTAAATGAAAAACAACTTAAAAATCTACAAAGTCAAGCTAGAGTAAAATTTGAAGAATTAAAAAATGCTATAAGAAGCGGGCAATTAAGTCAAAAAGATCTTGAAGCCGCTCAAGCTGCTTTAAATGAACAAGAAGCTTTTAATAGAGGTTTAGATAGAACTATAGAACTTCAAGAACAAGTTAATAAAGAAATTGGTTTATTAGGAAGTGGTTTAGAAGGAGCAGGAAAATTCCTAGAAAAATTAGGATTTACTGGCATAGCTAAACCTATATCAGATGCTATTCAAAAAACAAAAGAAGCTAGATTACAAATAAAGTTAAATCAAGATGAGATGTCCAAACTTAGAGAAGAATATTCTCAATTGGGTCCTCATGATATTCAACGTAAAAAAGAATTAAGAGATCAACTTGCTTCTTTAAAATCTCAAAATAAAGAACTTGAAACTCAAACTAGTAAATATAAAAATATAGCTATTGCCTTAAAGGAACAATTTACTTTAACTAATATGACTGATGCTCTATTAGGTAAAATGGTAAAAAGTTTTCTTGATTTAGATGAAGCTCAAGCTAAATTTACAAACTTAACAGGGGGTCAAATCCCTTTAATGGATCAATTCAATGATAGATTAATTACCAGTGTTGATTATATTAAAACTGCTAGCTCCTTAACTGAACAGTTAGGAATAAACGCAGCTGCTGTTTTTTCTTCTGATACTTTAGCGGCAGCATCTGAAATGGTTAAAACTATGGGTATGACCCAAGAACAAGCCAATAAAGCTGCTATAATGTCTAAAGCTAATGGAAAATCTATTGATGATATGAACAAATCCCTTAAAGAAGGGAACAAACAATATAATCAACAAAATAGATCTGCTTTAGCCCAAGGTGCTGTAATGAGAGAAGTATATAATACTTCAACTGCTATAGCTGCTTCTATGGGTAATAGTGTTGATAAAATAGGAGATGCAGTTAGAAGAGCAAAAGATTTAGGTCTTACATTACAAGATGTTGAAGGTATAGCTAGCTCTTTACTAGACATTGAATCATCAATCGCTGCTGAATTTGAATATGAAGTAATTTCAGGTAAACAGTTAAATTTAGAAGCAGCTAGATATTATGCTTTAACTAACCAAACAGATAAATTAACAAAAGAAATAGCCAATAATCAGGCTGTAATACAATCATTTGCATCAGGTAATAGAATAGAACAAGAAGCCGCAGCTAAAGCTCTAGGTGTATCTAGAGACCAGTTATCTGAAATGTATATGGCTAGTTTAAGAAAAGATCAACTTACTGATAAAGAAATAGCTAAAGCCATGGCTATGGATGAAATGGATGTTAAAAGGCTATCCACTCAAGAAGCTATTAATACTTCTATAGCTAAAATGACAGAATTATTAGCTGGTCCTGCTCAATTTTTAGCTTCTATGGTAGATAATGCCGGAATATTATATGGTGTAATGGGAGCTATTGGAATTGTAACAGCTGTTAGTTTTACTAAAGCTTTAGGTGGGGCTTTAGTTTCAATGGCAGCTTTAATACCCAAAGCATTAGTCCTTTTAGGTATAGAACAAGGTAGAGCAATAGCAGCTATAACATCAGCTAGTGCTATGACATTAGGTATTGGGGCTGTAGTAGCAATAGCAGCAGCAGCAGGAGCTGTTGCGGCTTTTAAATCTTGGTCTAAACCAACATCAGTAGGGGATATATCATCACCAGCAGATGGTAAAACTCAAATATCAACTAGAGAAGGCGGATTATTTGAATTAAGTAAAAACGACGACTTAGTAGCAGCGCCAGGTTTAGTAAATAAACTAAACTCTCAATCTCAACCATTAATAGTTAATCAACCGGCATCTGTACAACAAGCTCCTTCTATTGACTATGATAAAATGGCTCAAGCAATGTCTAGAGTAAAAGTTCAAACAAACTTAGATGGAGTACGTGTATCAAGTGAATTACAAAAAGCTCCAATGGGAATAGCTACAAGAAAAATATAATTAATATTTATTATAAACATTAAAACATAATAACATGGCAAATCAAATTTTAGGACAAGAACAAACTTCTATTTTAGGTAATGGAGGAACAGTTCAACCTCAAGAACCACAATTAGTAGCTTCAAAATTACATTATGAATATTCTATTAATGGTAATCCTAATATACCTAATAAACCTAGACCTTCACAATTAGATGATCGTGCTATAGTAAAATACATGGATAATTTACCAGGATAATAATGGCATTAAAAGACCTAAAATCTAATTTAAAAAGTTTAAAATTCGATAAAGACACACCTGGTGGTGGTTCTAGTGGGCTTCCTTATATTAAAGGAGGTTTACCTGAAGATTCACCTGCAGGAGAATATATAGCGGATTTAGCTAGATATAGTTCTAATGGTACAGTTAGAGGAGGTCTATATTCTGTAGTATCTTCAACAACTGATACTGTAAGAGTTTCTCGTTTTTTAAATGATTTCCCTAAAGGTCTTTTATTTACCTCTAAACAAATAGGATTAGCTAAATCTAATCCTAAAATTGAAACAGGAACTAGAGGAGAAACTTTAAATACTCAAGTTTATAATTTAAATTCTAATTTATTAGCGCAAGTAGCTGTTCAAGGAACAGGTGAACATGTTCCTTATTATGGGTTTAATACTAATAATCTTAGAAATGATGAAAATAAATATGAAAATATTGTTAGTAAAAAATCTACTAATGAAAATAGATTAGTTACCCTTTATAACAATAAAATTCTAAACACCCCTCCTTCAGGAGTACCCGATAATCTAAGTAAATTAGGTATATCAAATAATGATAATATATTATTCAATTATGAAGGAGGCCCAGGCTCTTCATACGGAGACGGAGTTACTTTTATACCTAGGGTAGTTAATACTAATTCAAATTTATCTACACCCGAAGAAGGTACTATAAACTATTTAAATTCTTTAGGATTAACAGATTTAATAAAAACTAAATCAATACCAGGTTTAAGTGGGTTATTATACCCTAAAAAATCAAGAGGTTTTGTTGCCTCTACAAGTTTTAACCAACCAACAACATTACAAAATGCTTCTTTAGACACTCAATTTGTGCCTTCTAGAGTAGATCTTTCAGGTGGAGTTGAAAATATAGATTTTACAGATAATCCTTTCAATGGAAGTAAAATACCTAAAAATAGTTACCAACAGTCCTCTCCAGATTTTATAAGACCTGAATCTGTTCCTGAAGGTTATACTTTTGGTAATACTATGGCTTATAGTAAATTATTATCTACTCCTCAATATGATAATACTTTACAAACTATTCAAGATTTTAGAAAAAATACTATTATTCCTAATCCTTTAGCTGAAGATTATAGTGATCGTGATATTAATATGGTTACTAGATTAGGTATAGGAAGTCCTGGAAGTAGAACAGCTGACCAAAGAGTTAATCCATATATTCCTAACCCAACAGGTCAAGATAAAGTTAATATGACTCCTATTTTTAGAAGAAGTATTGATACCCCTGTTGAAAAAGTTAGTGATGATACTAGAGATATTATTAAATTTGTTATAGAATCTATAGATAATGGATACCCTAATGAATCTAATAGGATGCATTTTAGAGCATTCTTAACCAGCTTTTCAGATAATATAGGGGCTGAATGGAATTCTCAAAGATACATGGGTAGAGGTGAAAATTTTTATACTTATCAAGGATTTACAAGAGAAGTAGGATTTACTTTTAAAGTAGCCGCCCAATCAGTTGAAGAAATGGAAAAATTATATCAAAAATTAAATTATCTAGCATCAACTTTACACCCAGATTATAGTACTGGAGGGTTTATGAGAGGTACTATCCATCAATTAACTATAGGAGAATATTTTTATAGGATGCCTGGTGTAATTAAAACCATGAATATAACGGTAGAAGATAATTATCCATGGGAGATAAAAATGAAACAACCTGAAATGAGGAGACAAAATGATGATCAAGGAGTATCTAAAGATCAATTACAGATGGAAGTTCCTCAAATATTAAATGTTCAAATGTCATTTAACCCAATTTATAATAAATTGCCTCAAAAAGGTTTAAAAGAACCTATAATAGTTAGTGATAAAGTAGCTAATAATTATTTAGCAAGACCTGATTTTAATTTCCAATAACAAAAATTTGGCTCCATTAGGAGCCTTTTTTATTTTATATATTTATACCTAAATAAACATTATGGCTAGTAGATATCAAATCATTTCTATAATAAAAAATGATACAGGAATGCCATCTGAATCTGGTAATTCTATGTATGCCCCTACTTATTATCCTACTATAGAAGCTAAATCAGATGATAATTACATTATAACAGGAACCGAGGATAGATTAGATCTTATAGCATATGATTTTTATGGAGACTCAACTTTATGGTGGGTAGTAGCTATGGTAAATAATTTAGAAGGAGACTCAATATACCCTCCAACTGGTATTCAACTTAGAATACCTCAAAATATATCAGAAATTTTAAATAGCTATAATAAAGCTAATATATAATTAAGTTATGGAAGCAAAAGACTATACTAATATAGCAGGATCACCTTTCCAACCTTTTGTAAAAAAACAAATTGAAATAAGAAAAAATCTAATTTCTAAAGAAGATAGATCTACTAAAGATCTACTTTGGTTAAATAATAGAAATGCTTGGATAAGAATAAGCTCAGGAACTAATGTAGAAGATAATAATCCTTATTTTATTGAAGTAGGGGATACTTTATCTAGAAAATATATTTTACAAGCTGGTTTAACTGACCATAGTAAAGTAATTGATCAAGCTGATAATATCTTTAAATTACGTGAAGGATTAAATAGTAACGGAGCTTATGGTATAGGAGGTACTAAAGATTTTGGATATAGACCTATGCCGGGTTTAACAGGATTATCTATTAAAACTGGAGGTAAATTAGGTACTTTAAGAGAAGCAACATTTGAGTTTACTTGCTATAATTTAGAGCAATTAAATATTATGGAAGCTTTATATATGAAATTAGGATTTAGCGTTTTAATTGAATGGGGTCATATACCTTATATAGATAATGATGGTAATCTTAAATCTACTCCTGTACCTATGGATTTTTACGAAATTAATAGTAAAGAGCAATTAATGGAAGAAATCCAAAAGAAAAGAGTATATCATGCCGGTAATTATGATGCCATGTGGGGTACTATTAAAAATTTTTCTTATTCTTTTGAAGGTAATGGAGAATTTAAATGTAAAGTAGATTTAGTAGGAGCAGGAGATGTATTAGAATCATTAAAAATTAATCTATCAGGAACAGCTGGAGAACCTATTAATTCTAAAGAAAATAATGATTTATCATCTTCACCATATCCAACAATAGCTGATGCTAATAAATCTTTATTAAATGAAGTTTTACATAAAATCTTTACTAAAGATATTGAAACTGAGAGTACTAATTCTACTTTAAAATGGGATTATTCAACTGAATATTATGCTTTAATTAATCCTTATTTTAAAAAATTAAATATATCTTTAGAATCAATAAATTCTTATAATTCTAATACTGATTTTTTAGCTAAATATGGGTATCAATATTCAATAATAAATAAATCTAATACCTCTAAGGGTAACGGTGGAACCTCAGTTAATATACCTATAATTAAAAAACCTTTAAGTTTTTATTCAAAAGTTGTTTTAGGGTATGATATAGATGATGCTGGAGTTGATAATGATACTAAAGAAAAAGGTTTACCCCAAATTTATATAACTTTAGGTCATTTATTAGTTTTAATTATGGCTACAGGAGGTTTATATGATAAATCTGAAAACAAACCTGATGCAACATCAAAACCTTATTTTTACATAGATGTTAATCCTGAAACTAACAGATGTTATACATTTCCAGGACATTGTTCATTAGATCCCACAGTATGTTTAATAGCTTCTGAAAAACTTCCTTTTGGGATTGATTCAACTATTTTAGATAAATTAAAAACTATGTATCCTTTTTATGATGATACTACTCAAGATTATGGAGGTAAATTCATGTGGACTTTAGTTAATGTTAATTTTATAACTTCTACTTTAGCTAAATATCAAAAATCTGATTCTAAAGGAGATATAATGTTTGTAGATTTTATTCAAGATATACTATCAGGTATTTCTAAAGCTTGTGGAAGTTTTAATGAATTTAGAATAGTACCTGATGATGATACTAGATGTGTTAGAATATTTGATGATAAAAGAAATACTCAACCCTTAAAACCTGGTACCCCAACTCCTTATACAGTAATACCGGTTTTAGGTAAAAATAGTTTAGCATATAATTTTAATTATACTTCTAAAATATCACCTAATATGGCTTCACAAATAGTGATAGCAGCTCAAGCTCAACCAGCAGGAGTTGGAGAAGAAGCATTAGCATTTTCTCATTTATCTAAAGGGTTAATTAATAGATTATCACCTGCTAGATCTACATCTACTTCAGATGAAAATCAAACTTCACTTCAAAATAATACTCAAGCAGCAGAGGACAGATATAAGGAATTAAGAGATTTTATAGAAAACATATACAATGCTCAAGGCTCAGGAGAATTAACACCCGATGAACAAGTAGCTAATGAACAGGCACAACAAGAAATAGATAGACTAAATAACTCTCGTATTGGAGGAGGAATATAATATGGCATTAATATACAAATCAGAAAAATTTGACTCAAGTTTAAATACTTACAGGGAAACTTTTAGTAATCCTGATAATATTCCTACAACTGAAGGTAATGAAAATCAATATGATGCTTCAATTATAATACCTTTAGATTTTAGTTTAGAAATGGACGGAATATCAGGCATTATATCTAATTCTGCTTTTGAGATACCATCTAATATCTTACCTAAGACTTATTTAACTAAAAAAGGAGAATCAAAAATTGGATTTATTTTACATACAATAGATCATAATTTTAATAATAATAAATGGACTACTAAAATAACAGGTCAAACTATTAATTTAAGATTTGATCCATTATCTCCTGAAGAAATAGCAGCTAGAAAAGCTAGACAAGAATCTTTAAATAAAATTAAAGAAATTGAAAAAAGTTTAGAAAAAGGAAATGCTAATTATACCCCAACTCAAGGTTGTACTTCAAGGGCACAGGCTTTATTAAACAACTCAGCTGTTAGATCTAATATATCTTTAATAGTTAAAGCCGCTAAAGAATTTGGTATAACAGGCAAAAATGCTATAGCAGCTATGGTAGCTATAGCAGGAGGAGAATGTGGTTTAATACCTAAATCTGAAGGTCATATTTATAAAGAAACTAATTTAAGAAAAGTATTTCCTAATTTAACTAATGATCAAATTAAAAGAGCAACTAGAAAAGGTGTAACTAAACAAGAATTCTTTAGTATAGTTTATGGTGAATATGCTCCTACTAGAGTAGGTAATAGAAATTCAAAAGACGGAGGTTTATATTATGGTAGAGGATTTAACCAATTAACAGGATATGGAAATTATGAATTTATTAGTAATAAATTAGTTAAAAAATATGGTAGTAGTTACAATATTTTAACTAATCCTGATAAAATGAATATCCCTGACATTTCAGCAAAAGCTTTAGTAGCTTTTTATGTAGATAAAATGCAAGGATATGATCAAAATAGTGATAAATGGTTTACAACTGCTCTAGTTAAAACTGGAAATGACGCTAATGGAGGATATGATAAGAAAAAAGAATATTATAGTTGTTTAATGAGTGATAAAAAAGATTTAATAGCCTAATGCCTTACTTCCCAAAATCAAGAATAATAGAAAATCAAAAAGCTAACCCAGGTGAATTTACTTTACCAGATGGTACTTCATATTCAGGACCCTACTATATTACTTTTGATGGTAAAATATTTTCAGGAGCTAATCCTTACACTCCTGGTAGTATACCTTTAAATAGAGCAGTTTTAAATAAAAATGAAGATCCTACTATCTCTGATTTAAACAATATAGATTATAATTCTTTAAAGAGTAATAAATTAGCTACTTTAATTGACCCAATCCCATATACTCCTAAACCTACAGAAGAAGATTACAAAAGAGGTAAAATTACAAGATATTTTGCTAGACAAAGAAATGGCATTCAATTTAAAATAATGGAAATTAACCAACAAACTTATGATAATATGGTTAATAACAGAGGAGGCTTAAATACATCAATTTGGAAAGTAATCTCCATATTTTGGCAAATCTCAGGTCCTTTAAGAGATGAAAGAGTAGGTAATATTAGAACTAGAGCAGGTATAATAGATACAAACCAAAGAGTACTAGATAATGCTGAAAAGAATTTTATAGGTTTAAAACAATACCTAACAGATTTGAAACAATTTGCAAAATAAATTTGGCTCCCATAGGGAGCCTTATTACATTATACAAAAATAAAGGTCATGTTTTACATAGTTGAGGTTAAAGAACAATTACAAAGGTTACATCCACAAGAGGAATGTTATATTAACGTTATTCCTCTTTCAAATAATTACCACCCTATATTAAGTGAAGTTAGTTTAATTTATTATAAACCTAGATTTACTAAAGGTATAATCTTTCCTATTAACCATAGTGAAGGATTTTCTTTAGAATTGCAATTAGTAAAAGATTTTATCTTAAAACATAAAGAGATAAAAGTATTAAATAAAAAACAAACAGCTCATTTATTAGGAGAGGAATTTTTAAGTGAAAAAGTATTTGATATAAATTTGCTTTCACTGTCCGAATCCCAATCCCCTCCATATATACAAGATTTAGAAACAAACTTACACACTCATTTCTATCAAAAGTATGGAGATTGGAAGAACGTCAATTCTCTAATCCCTATTCCAAAACATTATGAGACACAAGAAAAGATTTATCAAAGTATTGAGAAATGGATATTAAAAGTACCGGAAATCAACTTTTATCAAAACGAATATGTTAAGGTGTTCTACGATATCGAAAAACAAGGAATAGCGTTAGATTTACCTGTTTTCACCGAGAATTTCAATATTAAACAACCACAATTTAATGTAAAAGATAATAAAATTTATACACAATATAACTTGTATAATTTCACCTCTCGCCCTACAAATTCATTTAATGGAATTAATTTTGCTGCTTTAAATAAAGATAACGGTTCTAGAGCTTCTTTTATACCCCAAAACGATATGTTATTTGAATTTGATTATGAAGCCTACCATCCACGAATTTTAGCAAAATTAATAGGATATGAATTCGAAGAAGCATCTGTTCATACTCATTTAGGAAAAATGTATTTTAAAACCTATAATTTAACAGAACAGCAATATCAACAATCTAAAGAATTAACATTTAAGCAACTATACGGAGGAGTTTTTGAACAATACAAAGACATACCATTTTTTGCTATGGTTAAAAAATATACAGATAAGATCTTAGAAGAATATAAATGGTATGATAGATTAGATTTAATAGGAGGTAGAAGTATTTTTAATATCGAAAACCCAACACCTCAGAAATTATTAAATTATTTAATACAGTCTGGAGAAACTTTTTATAACGTAAGTTCTATATTCTTATTACAAAAATATTTGGCTACTAAGAAAAGTAATATTATATTATACACATATGACTCGGTATTAATAGATTATANCAGAGAGGATGGAAAAGAAACATTAAAAGATATTAAACATATGTTAGAATCTTCATTTAGATTTAAAGTAAAAGTAAAATACGGAACAGATTATAATAATTTAAAATAAAACATGAGCACTTTGCAGTTGGAACTTCCTTCATATATTTATCTACAATATAACATGGCAACCCCATTTAATCTAGATAAAGATTACATGAATAAATTATTCTGCACATTTTCAAGCAAGAATGAATTAGAAATTACATTAAATTCTATTCAAAATCAATACAATATCCTATTTAATAAGATATTTGTTTTATATATAGAGTCAACTGATGAGTACGTTTGTACTTATAATGTTGATTCCGTTAATATGTCTAATTCTTTATTAGAAAATACTATTCTATTACATCGTAAAAAAGAATCAAATACCTTATATACAATTAATGCTTTAAATGATTTAATTAAATCATTAAATTCAGGTGTTTTAGATACCTCTTATATGATTAATTGGAATGATTATAAAAACTGTATTTTACTTACTCATTCAGGTGATTTAAGAAAATTAGATACAAAGATCTTTAAAATAATTACTTTATAAAAAATATTTGGGGTCCTCGATCCCGTTCATTATATTTATATTAAATAAGTTTTAACCATTAAATTTTAAAAAGTTATGAATGTAGACTTGATTAAAAACAAGTTAAATGAATTATCCGCGCCAAAAGGTAGTAATTCAAACAAGAAAGATGAAAAAGCGTTAAGCTTTTGGAAACCTACAATTGGTAAACAATTAGTAAGATTTGTCCCATCTAAAAATAACCCAGACAACCCATTTACCGAATTGTACTTCCACTATGGAATTGGGAAAAGAACAATTATTTCACCATTAAATTTTAGTGAAAAAGATCCAATTGTAGAATTTGCTAAAGAATTACGCAAAACTAAAGAACCTGAAAATTGGAAATTAGCTAAGAAATTAGAGCCTAAAATGAGAGTTTTCGCTCCTGTTATTGTAAGAGGTGAGGAAGACAAAGGTGTTCGTTTGTGGGAATTTGGTAAAGAAGTTTATCAATCTTTATTATCATTAGCTGTTGATGAAGAAGTAGGTGATTTCACTGACATCTTAGAAGGTAGAGATATTAAAGTTGAAACAGTAGGACCTGACTCAACAGGTACAACTTACAACAAATCAAAAGTATTACCAGCATTAAAAATATCAACTTTATCTGATGACAATGCTGAAGTAGAAAAATGGTTAAGTACTCAACCAGATCCAGTTTCATTCTATAAAAAATATACTTTTGAAGAGATTAAAGGATTCTTATCTGAATGGTTAAACCCAGAAGAAGCAGCTGAAGAAGCTCCAGCATCAGAACAACCACAAAAAGAAGAAGGAGGTTTATTTGATGGTCCTGCTACAAGTTTTGAACCAACAGGATTTAAATTAGAATCATCTAAACCAATTGCTAACAAAGCATTTGCTGCTCCTAAAAAAGAAAATTTCATCATAGGAGAAGAATTTGACGATTTATTCAAAGATTAATTATGGCTAAACAAAAAACAGAAAGCCTTTCCGGTAAAGTCGGAAAGGCCATTACTGGCACCTTCTCACTTGATAAGTTTAAAAAAGGTAAAAATCTAGGACAAAGTTCATCTAACTTTAAACCTCAAGCTTGGATTAATTTTTCTGAGCCTGTAAAAGAAATGTTAGAAATACCTGGTATTCCTAAAGGACATATCACTTTAGTTAGAGGTCATAGTAATACAGGTAAAACTACCTTATTAATTGAAGCAGCTATTGAAGCTCAAAAGACACAAGTATTACCTGTTATTATTATCACTGAGATGAAACATAGCTGGGAACATTGGTCAGCAATGGGATTTGATTTAGGTGAAACAGTCGATGAGGAAGGAAATAAAGAATATAATGGTTTCTTCTTATATGCTGATAGAGAACAATTACAATCTATTGAAGATGTATCTTCTTTTATAGCTGACTTATTAGATGAACAAAAGAAAGGTAACTTACCTTATGACTTATTATTCTTATGGGATTCAATCGGTTCTATACCATGTCAAATGTCTATAGATAAGAATACTAACTCTCCAATGTGGAATGCAGGAGCAATGTCTCAACAATTTGCTAACTTCATTAATCAGAGAATTATTATGTCTCGTAAAGAGTCACAATCTTATACTAATACAATGCTTTGTGTAAATAAAGTATGGGTAGAACCAGCATTAATGCCAATGGCTCAACCTAAATTAAGAAATAAGGGAGGTGATAGTATGTTTTTTGATGCCTCATTCATTATTACATTTGGTAACGTAACTAGTCCTGGTACTCAGAAAGTTAAAGCTACTAAAAATGGTAAAGAAATTGAATTCGCACTTAAAACTAAAGTTTCTTGTGATAAAAATCACGTAACAGGAGTTACAGCTAAAGGAACTATTGTAAGTACCGCTCACGGGTTTATTAAAAATTCACCTAATGAGATTCAAAAATATAAAAAAGAACACTCTAAAAATTGGGCTAATATTTTAGGAAGCGATGATTTCGATATCGTGGAAGAAGAAAACCTTGATTTCTTAGGAGTAGATACATCAGAAGTTTAATTATGAGTTATAAATCACTTTTAGATAATATAAAAGAAGATACAACTACCGAAGCCCTACATTTAAATAGTAGGGTTTTGTTAGTTGACAGTATGAACACGTTCATGAGATCATTTGCTGTTATTAACAGTATGAATACTCAAGGAACCCATATTGGAGGTATGGTTGGTTTTTTAAGATCATTAGCTTACGCTGTGAATTTAATTCAACCTACAAGAGTAATATGTGTATTTGATGGTGAAGGTAACACAACCAATAGAAAAAATTTATACTCTGATTATAAAGGTAATAGAAAATTAAAACGTATCACTAACTGGTCTTCATTTGATGATTTAGCTGATGAATCAGCTTCAATGTCTCAACAAATGTTAAGATTAGTGGATTACTTACATCAACTACCTGTAAGCATCATAACTCGCGATAAATTAGAAGCCGATGATATAATCGGTTATTTAGCCCCTAAATTTGATCAAGCTGTTATTATGTCAGCCGATCAAGATTTCTTACAATTATGTAGTGATAGTATTCAAGTATACTCTCCTATTAAAAAGAAATTTTATGGTCCTAAAGAAGTATTTGATGAGTATGGATTATGGCCTCAAAACTTTATTAACTATAAAGTATTAATGGGTGATACTTCAGATAATTTACCTGGAGTAAAAGGATTAGGTCCTAAAAAATTATTTAAACTCTTTCCTGAATTAGTTGAGGAAGAAAAAGTAACTCTAAAAGAAATAATTCAGAAGGGTTATGATAAAAATGAAGAAAACGGAATTTATGGTAATGTATGGAATTTTAGACAACAATTAATAGTTAATGAACAATTAATGTCTTTAGAAGACCCAAACATCCCTGATTACGATATAGAAGTATTAGAAGGATTAATAGTAAAAGAACCACATGACTTAAATCAGGCTAGATTTTTACAATTACATAGTTCAGATCTATTAGAAAGACAAATCTCCCCTAACGTAGAGTTTTGGATTCAGAATAATTTTTTATATCTTACAAAATATAAACACAAATAAAAGTTATATAAATGGTTGCTTTCACTTGATTATAATATTTATAATCGAATAAAAAATCAATTATGGATTATCAAAGAATATACAATCAAATTGTTGAGCGTGCTCAAAGTAGAATTTTAGAAGGTTATAAAGAGAAACATCATATTATTCCTAAATGCTTAAGGGGAGGTAATGAAAAAGAAAATCTTGTAGAATTAACAGCGAGGGAACATTTCTTATGTCATATGTTACTTTGTGAAATTTATCCTAAAGACAAGAAATTAAAACATGCTTTATTCTTAATGTCTATTGGTAAACAAAAAAATAACCAAAACTTATATGTTATAAATTCTAGAACTTATGAAAGACTTAAAACTGAATATTCTCAATTTTTAACAGGTAAAAAACATTCAATTGAAACTTGTTTAAAAAAGAGTAAGGTGTCATTAGGGAAGCCTAAAAGTAAAGAACATAAAGCTAATATAAGTAAAGGTAGAACAGGGCTTAAAATCCAATCTTATCCTAAAGGTGAAGAACACGGAAATTATGGAAGAGTATTAAGTGAAGAACATGTAGAAATTATTCGTTCATGTCATATAGGTTTAAAAACTCATACTACTCCCCATAGTAAAGAAACTAACCTTAAAATTAGCCAGTCCAAAAGGAAATGGATGTACATAGAACAATTAGACTCAGACGGGAATGTAGTACAAACATTTAACACTCAGGCTGAAGCTGAGAAGAAATTTAAAGGAGTATCAAACGTATTATGTGGAATTGCAAAAACCGCTGGAGGTTATTACTGGAGGCATGTTTATTAAAAAATTAAAAAAATTAAGTTATGTTATTAAAAATTAAAATTATTAAAAATTGGTAGCCTTTTCATCCCTTAAAGATTATGGCCCAACATTTCAAGTAAAGGTCATAAGTTCTTTATTAAAAAACAAAAATTTTCTACTTAACGTAAGAGACATTACAGATGAAGCCCATTTCGAACATCCGGGTATTAAATGGATTTTAACAGAAACATTAAAGTATTTTGATAAATTCCATACAACACCTACACTTGATACTCTAAAAATTGAGGTTAAAAAAATTGATAATGACATTTTGCAGACTGCTGTAAAAGAACAGTTAAAATTAATTTACACTACTCAATATGATGATCAAGAATATGTTGAAGAAGAATTTGCTAACTTCTGTAAAAACCAATTACTAAAAAACGCATTACTTGATTCAGTAGATTTATTAAAAAGGGGTCATTATGATGATATCAGATTATTAATTGATAATGCTTTAAAAGCAGGTTCTGATAAAAATATAGGTCATGAATATGTTAAAGATGTTGAATCTCGTTATAGAGAATCAAGTAGAAAAGCAATACCCACACCTTGGGATGTATTAAACACATTACTTCAAGGAGGTTTAGGTGGTGGAGATTATGGTTTAATCTATGGGGGGCCTGGAGGAGGTAAATCCTGGGATTTAGTTGCATTAGGAGCATTTGCTGGTAAATTAGGTTACAAAGTAATACACTATACACTAGAATTAGGTGAAGATTATGTTGGTAAAAGATATGATGCTTTCTACACAGGAATCTCTGTAAGCGATATTCACAATTACCAAGACAAACTTAAAGAAATGATAGGTGAATTTGAACATAATATTATCATCAAAGAATACCCAGCTAAAGGAGCTTCATTGACAACAATCAAATCTCACTATCAAAAGACAGCAGATTTAGGTTTTAAAGCCGATTTAATCTTAATTGATTATGTAGATTTATTAAAACCCCCTTCAAGACGTAAGGATAGAAAAGAAGAAATTGATGATCTACATTACGGGACTAAAGGATTGGCTAAAGAGTTAAATATCCCAATTTGGTCTGTTTCACAAGTAAATAGAGCAGGTGCAAAAGATGAAGTAGTAGAAGGTGATAAATCAGCGGGTTCATATGAAAAACAAGCCATTGTAGATTTTGGGATGTCACAATCTCGTTTAAAAACTGACAAAGTAAATGGTACAGGAAGGTGGCATATTCAAAAGAATCGTTATGGCCCTGATGGTATGACATACAATGTTAATATTGACACTTCTTGTGGTCATATTGAAGTATTAGGAGAGTATGATGATACAGAAGATTACAAATCACAGCAATCTCCACAAACAAATACATTTGGGGGTATATCAAACAGTGAAAAAATTAACCTCAAAAATTTATTTCAAAACTTTACATTAGAAAATAACGGGTAATATTTATAGACCCAAACCTAAAAAATGATATAATTAAATAAGAACCAATAATAGAAAATTAACCAAAAAAATCAATTAAACAATGTTATCCAAAGAATCACAAATTCTAAGCGAGGTTACTACTCACCTCAAATATGCTAAATATTCTCCTGAAAAAGAAAGAAGAGAAACTTGGTATGAATTAGTTACAAGAAACAAAGAAATGCATCAAAACAGATTCCCTAATTTAAGAGAAGAAATTGAAGAAGCCTATACATTTGTTTATAATAAGAAAATATTACCTTCAATGAGAAGTTTACAATTTTCAGGTAAACCTATTGAAATAAATAATGCTAGGATATTTAATTGTTCATATCTTCCTATAGACGATCATAGAGCATTCTCTGAAACTATGTTTCTATTATTATCAGGATGTGGAGTAGGATACTCAGTCCAAAACCATCATATTGAGAAATTACCTGAGATCCGAAAGCCCTTAAAATCCAAAAGATATTTAGTAGGAGATAGCATTGAGGGTTGGGCTGATGCTGTAAGAATGTTATTTAAATCATATTATGGTTTTACTTCATTTGCTCCTAAATTTGATTTTAGAGATATTAGAGTAAAAGGTGCCCATCTTATTACAGTAGGAGGTAAAGCTCCTGGACCTGAACCATTAAAACTAGCTTTAACTCACGTCCAAGCAATATTAGACCGTAAAAATGATGGTGAAAAACTAACATCCGTAGAATGCCATGACATTATATGCCATTTAGCAGATGCCGTGTTATCTGGCGGGATTCGTCGTGCAGCTTTGATATCTTTATTTGATTTAGATGATGAGGAAATGCTAACTTGTAAATTTGGACAATGGTGGGAAACCAACCCACAAAGAGGTAGAGCTAACAACTCAGCAGTTTTACTTAGGAATAAAATAGATAAAAAAACCTTCTTAAATTTATGGAAAAAAATAGAATTAAGTAATTCAGGTGAACCCGGGTTTTTATTTACTAACGATAAAGATGCAGGAACCAACCCTTGTGCTGAAATTAGTCTAAAACCAAATCAATTCTGTAACTTATGTGAAATAAATGCCTCCGATATAAAGTCTCAAGAGGATTTTAATGCAAGAACAAAAGCTGCAACCTTTATTGGAACTTTACAAGCTTCATACACAGATTTTCATTATTTAAGGGATATTTGGAAAAAAAACACTGAAAAAGAGGCATTGCTTGGAATTAGTATGACAGGAATAGCATCTGGGGTTATATTTAACTTTAATATTAAAGAAGCAGCTTTAGTTGCTGTAGCAGAAAATGAAAGATTAGCCCCAATTTTAGGTATAAACAAAGCTGCTAGGATAACTACAGTAAAACCTGCCGGGACTACATCATTAGTATTAGGAACATCAAGTGGGATACATGATTGGCACTCAGAATATTACTATAGAAGAATTAGATTAGGTAAAAATGAAGCTTTATATTCATATCTTAACATTTACTACCCAGAAATGTTAGAGGATGATTTCTTTAAACCCTCAATTCAATCTATTGTAAAAATTCCTCAAAAAGCCCCAGAAGGAGCTTCTATTAGAGAAAAAACATCAGCTATGGATTTGCTTGAAAGAATCAAAACTATAAATAAAGAATGGATACAACCAGGACATAAGAAAGGATCTAATATGCATAATGTTTCAGCTACTGTAAATATCAAACCATCCGAATGGGAAGATGTTGGAGAATGGGTGTATGAAAATAAAAAATTCTTTACAGCATTATCATTTTTACCAGAGGATCTTGGAACCTACACCCAAGCTCCTTTCGAGACTATTACTAAAGAAGAATATGAATCTGCTCTTCAATCTCTACATGAAATTGACTTGACTAAGGTGATAGAGATGACGGATAATACGGCTCTAATGGATCAAGCAGCATGCGCTGGAGGGGGGTCATGTGAAATATTATAAATTATGACGACACTTAATCCTAAAGACGATTGGGTTTATCAACAATATATTAGAGAAACCTCAAGACCTAAATTACAACCTACAGATTTTTATTATAATAATAGAAATCAAATTATATTTACTGAATCCTACCATTTAAAACGGGGTTCATGTTGTAATAATAAATGTTTGCATTGCCCCTATAAAAAATAAAAGAAAGCCCCAATAATACTGGGGCTTTTAATATTTATACTAAAATAAATTAGGTTTCATTAATCATCAAAATACTTTAATATGAAACTGAAAAATTATTCAATGCCTACTCCTAAAAAACTAAAAAGATTTGGAGATGCGTTATTGGGGGTAAGTACAACTATTACTGGTTTTTCTTTATATAATGATATGAAAGAAGTAGCCATAATAGCTTTAATCATAGGTAGTGTAGGAAAATTTATAACCAATTTTTTTGCACCTGAAGAAGAATCTTAATTATGAGTTTAAAAAGTTTACAATCTAAAATAGGAGTAGAACCCGATGGGGATTTTGGCCCAACAACCCTAAAAGCCGCTGCTAAGTATTTTAAATTATCTAATGAAAGAGCAGCTCATTTCTTTGCACAAACTTCACACGAAACTGGAGAGTTTAAATTATTTTCTGAAAACCTAAACTATTCAGCAGATGGACTCCAAAAAATATTTGCAAAATACTTCCCAGGTAATTTAGAAGAATCTTATGCAAAAAATCCTGAAAAAATAGCAAATAGAGTTTACGCTTCTAGAATGGGGAATGGGAATGAGGCATCAGGAGATGGATGGAAATATAGAGGTAGAGGAGCTTTACAATTAACAGGTAAAGATAATTACAAAGCTTTTGCACAATATCTAGGTAAACCTGAAATTATAACTAACCCTGATTTAGTTGCTACAGAATATGCTTTTGAATCAGCTATGTTTTTCTTTGATAGAAATAAACTGTGGGCAATTTGTGATCAAGGAATTAATGATAAAACTATACTAGCTCTTACAAAACGTATAAATGGGGGAACACATGGTCTTACAGACAGAACTGAGAAAACAAAAAAATATTACGAATTTGTAAAGTAGTTATGAAAAATATGAAAACATCACTATTAATTACATTATCATTGACAACAGCATTTGCCTTCATAGGATCATACTTTCTTAATCTTACCGCGAATAACATTGAACAATACATATCAGTAGCATTTGTAGTATTTACTGATGGGTTCTTTGGAGTATGGGTAGGTACTAAAAGAGAAGGATTTAAAACCTTCAAAGCATTAAAAGTATTGAAAACATTAGGATTTTGGATAGTAATGCTATCCGCAATTTTAACAATAGAACAAGGATTTGCAGGAACATCTTGGTTAAGTGAAACAATTATGGCTCCTTTTTTAGTATTCCAATTAATCTCTATTCTAAAAAATGCATCAATGGTAGGAGTAGTTAAAAACGAATTATTAACTCAAATTTTAGATAAACTTGATAGACATAAAGGTGAAAGAGATGTTACAAAATAAACAAAATATACTACTTATAATTGTAATTTTTTTGATAAGTTACATGATCTTTACAACACAGGGTATTAAAACTGATGTTAGGGGTTATAAAGAAAAAATCGAACAGCTTCAAACAACAATAGACTCTGCAAAAACAGTTGATAAAATTATCACCACAAAAATAGACTCAGTACAACAAAAAGTGTTTGGAATCTCAAAAGAAATTTACTATATTGATAAGAATATAAACATAATAAAAAAACAAACAGATGAAAAGGTTAATAGTGTTGATACTCTTACTGCTAACGAGCTTGAGCAGTTTTTCACAAACAGATACGACAAAGGTTCGAATTAAAGTCCCTATAGCAAAACTTGCAGTAAAAGACATACTTAAAGGTGATGGATGTTTTGAAGAATTAAAACTCACTAGAGAAAAAATAATTAAACTTCAAGAAAGAGAAGCACAAAAAGATACTATTATCTCTCTTTACAAAGATAAAGATGATAATAATAAATTAATAATTCATACCCAAGAATTGCAAATAAATCAATACGAAAAACTTTCAGATGATTTACATAAGGAATTAAGAGCAGCTAAAACCTCTAGCGTATTATGGAAAATATCAACTGGTATGTTAAGTTTTCTAACAATATATCTTATAGCGAATTAAAATAAGTTTGGCTTCCTAGGAAGCCTTTTTTATATTACCGTCAAAATAAAAGTTATGATTTACAATCCATCCTTATCTGAAGTGCAATTAGAAAAAGAATTTTCTAAATTATGTAAACTCAAATATAACCAATTTAGATGGTGGAGAATGTATGACAACCCTAATCCTCCAAAACCAAAACAGTCACCATTAATTGATAAAATTAAAAATGGTGATTTTGATTACTCTCATTACCGTTTTCAAGCTATGTGGTGCGAGCATGAAATGAATAAAATTTATGAAAAAATTGGTCCTCAAGATATGGGTCGTTTTGTAGAAGAAACTTCATTGCTCCGTACTAGAAGAAAACGCTTATTAGAAGACCATTTTAAAGAAGAAGATAATAAATTAGAAGAAATAGCTATTAATTTCTCCAGAGTTTTCAAATTACCTAAAGAAAAAGTAAAAGAAATTATGGAAGAGTTTGGAGGAACATTAGAAGAATTATATTATTATTTAGCTGATAATTTTAAAATTAAAATAAAAACAACAGAAATACCTCACTTTTTAAAAAACAGACCTTAGTTATGAAAATTTCACATGAATGCCCTCTAAATTTATTAGAAAATAGTCTTCAATTTAATGATTACCAATATCTTTTACCTACCTTATGGTATAAATACCCTGAGTATAAGCAATTTATGCTTAATTATAGACAACAATCTGATTCTTTTATCATAGCTGATAATGGAATCTTTGAAGGAGAAGTACGAAGTATTCAAGAACAATTAGAATTGGTTAATGAAATTCAACCTGATATTTATATAGTACCTGATGAATGGAATGATTCAATAATCACGGCTAAAAACGCCAAATATTGGAAGCAATTCACATTACCCGAACGTACTAAGTTAATGGTAGTATTGCAAGGAAAAACCGTAAATGAAATACATCTATTATACCAAACATGTATAGATTTAGGTTATACACACTTTGCTTTTAATCATTCTTCTATTGTATATCAAGAATTAGGAGGATCAGATAACCCACTAGCTAACCAATCAGTTGGTAGAGTAATGTTAATTGAGTATTTAAGAACTCAAAATGTTGTTAAAGATTACCATTACATACATTTGTTAGGGTGTTCAACTCCTCAAGAATTTACCTACTACAGAGATAATTGTCCTGATTTAATTAAATCAGTTGATACTTCCAATCCAATTATTGTTGGTGCTTTAAATCAAAAATATTCAGATGTTGGATTATTAACAAAACCTAAAGAGAAAATAGAAGAGTTTATGGAAAAAGATTTGGCTCCTCAATTAGAAGATATTATATTTAATGTAAACAAATTTAAAGAATTTTGTAATGGAAAATAATATGATGTCATTATATGACTTTTTAGGTTATGCTGCAGGTAAAGAATTAGGAGGTTTAGTATGTAAAACCGCTATTTCTTTAAAAGAACCTATTCAAGAAAGAGAAATTACTAATACTCGATATAAAGGTAAAGTTCATCTTTATAGAAAAGAATTTCTAGAAGAGTACTTTAGGCTAAAAAAAGAAGCAGATTATGAACCTTCTATAGGGGATCGTCAAGATTATCAATTATAAAAATAGCGTTTGCCTATACGCTTAAAATACCTGGCTTATTTAAAATTATAAATTATGTCTAAAAATCATGTAGTGGTTTCACTTTCAGGTGGAATGGATAGTAGCACATTGTTACTACGTTGTTTAAAAGAATACTCATCTGTTACGGCCATAAGTTTTGACTATGGTCAAAAACATAGAGTAGAGTTAGAGAAAGCTCAAACATTAGTTGATTACATTAACTCATGGTCTTGTAACCCTAACACGAGGTATCCATTTGATGAAATTAATTATCGTCAAATCAAACTAGATGGATTAGTTGATTTATTAGACTCAGCTTTGGTAACAGGAGGAGAAGATGTACCAGAAGGGCATTATGCAGAAGATAATATGAAAGCAACAGTTGTTCCTAACAGAAACAAAATATTTGCTTCAATTACTCAAGCAGTAGCTTTATCAGTTGCAAATAGAACAGGAGAGAATTGTGATATTGCTTTAGGAATCCATGCAGGTGATCACGCTATTTATCCAGACTGTAGACAAGAATTCAGAGATGCAGATGATGCAGCTTTTAGAATGGGTAACTGGGATGCTGAAAGAGTAGGTTATTTTACACCTTACTTACAAGGAGATAAATTTACCATCTTACAAGACGGAGAAACATTATGTAAAGAGTTAGGATTAGATTTTGATGAAGTTTATAAAAGAACTAATACATCTTATAAACCAATTTGTATTACTGATGGATATGAAGATGAAGGAGGTTGGGTAGAAACTTATGAATGGTATTCAGATTATAAGTCAGCTTCATCAGTTGAAAGAGTAGAAGCATTTATTAAATTAGGGAGAAAAGACCCAGTAGAATATGCAGACGAAACAGGACCAGTAACATGGGAACATGTAGTAACAGAAGTAACAAAAATATTAGATAACCATAACAAATAAAATTATGTTCGAAGCAGGAGCAATAACTACAGGAGGATATTCAGGATTAACCTTATCAGGAAATTCAACAATTAATTATTCAAATAATTTAGGCTTATCAACAGCCGTAACACCAAAAAATAGCATGACACCAAAACAAGTACACGTAGCAGTATTTACAATCACAAGAGATTCAGATACAAATGAAATCAATTCAACAAAATTCGTAAAAGAATTATGGGTTGAGCAAAAAAATGGAGCATCAATTGATTTAATCGTTGCAAAACATTTAGACAAAGATTTCGATCCAGAAACAACTATTATCAAAGTTCTTTCAACAGTAAGTTTCTAATATGGGATTCTACAGAAAGAAACCAGTTATAATTGAAGCAATTCAACTAAAAGATCTAGATACCTTTACTCTAATGTTAATCCAAGAATTTGTTGGATTAGCTAATGACAAGGTACTAGCTGTAAGCGATGGAGTGTTGATTAATACCTTAGAAGGTACCATGAAAGCTTCAATAGGCGATTTCATCATAAAAGGAGTACAAGGAGAATTTTACCCATGCAAACCAGATATTTTTGAAAAAACTTATGAAAAAGTTGGCTCTCCAGAATAAATTTCATATATTTAGGTATAAATTAATTAACAAATAAAAAAAGAAAAATGAAAAAAGTATTTTTAGTATTAGCATTAGTAGCGACAGTATTAGTATCTTGTAATAAAGTAACAACAACAGTTGACTCAACAGTAGATTCAACAGCAGTAGCGGTTGATTCAGTACAAGTAGATTCAACATTAGTTGATACCGTAGCAGTAGACACTGTAAAATAATTACCAATGCTCGCTGTTAATTGAGAAGTAGAATGTATTAATTTCCGAACAAGGGTTTATAGTAGGAAGGCGTCACTCATTGCACTCAATCAGAAACCCTGAAAGACTAAGGTTGGTAATAAAATAAGGCTAAACATTGAACCTTTGTAAACTAATGAGAGAGTAGAAATACCTGTACCAATCAAATTAGCTTAGAAATTATATTGCTTATGCAACATAGCTAGTTTACATAAAGATATTATCAGTAATGATAGATGTGTTGTTCCCTTGAGAAAGGAATCAATGGGGTATGAGAGTGAGTAACAAAAGAAAAAGCACTACAACACAAATGAGCTCTCAGCAAGTAGTTATTAAAGTGATATATAAGTCATCACACCGATTGGTTAAACAATAGGTTGCAACTGTGCTAACTACTTGACCCTACTCTTATTGTGCTCTTGCAAGTTGCAAGTTAACAGACGGTTAAATTCCGTAGCAGGATAAGACAAGAGGGTTCTAAAAATTAAAAACTACTTGAGTAAGCGGGAGTGGTCAATCAACAGCCCGAAGAAGTATCAGGTAAATCAATATAAGATAGGGATAGCCGAGCCCAGATAGGTAAGTAGGAAGTTAATGTTTTTTAGGAGGATTGAATCAGTTTTTAACATTAACGAAATTAGTCAGGTGGAGAGGCGGTCTCCTTGAGTTGAGTAGGTTCGAGTCCTGTCCTGACTGCTATTGTTATCAAATCTCTTGCATTTTTAGGAATGCAGTTAGCTAGATGGGCGTAATGAGGGATGGTACCCGAGTCCAGTCAAATGGTTGCTTATCAGGTTCGAGTCCGGCTCTAGCTGCAAATTAAACTACCGTTCTTTGAAATAAAACTTATAAATTATGGAACAAATTTTAGCATTTGTTTTAGGTGTTAGTGCAGTTGCCTTTGTATGGGTAGTTGTGGTAGCGTTTAAGACAGCAAGTAAAGTAGGAGAAATTGAAAAACAATTTCAAGCTCTATACACAGAACTAAGTCAAAGAGACGAATTAGTAAATCGTAGAATTGATCAAGAAATTGACCAAGTAAACCAAATCTATAATGATTGTATTAGACATACAGATTCAAGAGTAGATAAATTAGAATCCAAAGTTGTAGCAAACTACGGAGCAAAAGAAATTTTAAAAGGATAAATTAATCCAAAGAACGGTAGTAAAATATTTGGCTTTCCAAAATAAGTTTATTATATTAAAAAAAGAAAAAAATAATTTGGGGTTTTTATCTCTATTATATATTTATAATCACATAAAATTAAAATGACAACAATTCAAAACATACATCAAGATTTAACTACAATAATGGGTAGAGCACTTAATACGTGGTCGCAGCTATTATGTGGGGATGTCATTTTAGGCTTTAGCGCATATAATAACGAACCGAAACAAGGTGGCACCGAGGTATGATATAGTTAAACAAATATATAACTTAAATCAAGACTCGGATCAAAACAAAAGATTCGAGTCTTTTTTTTCACTTAGGTTTGGCTTTTGGAAATAAGTTTCGTATATTATAGCATAATAAGAAAATAAAGAAAAAGAAAGTAAAAAAGATTTAAAATAAGTTTGGCTCTCGAAAAAGAGTTTCGTATATTAAATCATAAGAAAATAAAGAGTTCATTGACATATTGGATAAAGCAAAAGGGGTGTGGACAGTTGGTTGTCGAGCGGTCTTGAAAATCGTCGCCCGTTTACTCGGGTTGTAGGTTCGAATCCTGTCGCCTCCGCAATATTGGCTCATAGTGTAACGGTTAGCACAAAACACTTTGACTGTTTTAGTCCAAGTTCGAATCTTGGTGAGCCAACAACAATTTCTAGTAGCGAAGCCCGGTTTCATGCCTCACTTGGACTGAGGAGTACGCAGGTTCGAATCCTGCCTATTAGACGAAGAAGAGACTGTTACTAATACATAGATCACCGCCTAATAAGCACCGAAATCATAGAATTAGATTTTTGCCCTCGAAGCATTAAGGTGATGCACTAAACTTTTAATTTAGGGAAACAGGATCGTTACCTGTCGGGGGTGCCGAGATGCGCTTATAATTTGTACGTTTGGAAAGCGGGAGATAGTATATCAGATTTAAAATGTACAAAAATTGCCTCGTTGGCGTAATGGGAGCGTATTTGTTTTACATGCAAAGGGCAGTGGTTCGATTCCACTACGAGGTACAAAAATGGGGATGATAGGCGATATCTAGCGGCAATTGGATATCCAGGTTCATAGCCATACTGTGAAATATTAATTTTGCCGAATTAATAGAGTAGTAGTTTCGTTAATAGTGTAGCGGAAGCACGCCGGCGTAAAGGGCCGGAGGGTAGGGTTCGAGACCCGTTAATGAGCAAAGATTAAGTTGGGTTCCCTAACAGTAACGGATTGAACCATGGTAAGTAAGCTGTAAGAATCTAGTAAGAAGTGGAAGATGGGTTCCCCACAACTTAATTTTTAAATTGGGATGCTTCAGTCACTGGTGTGATAAGCGGTCTGTAAAATCGTTGCTGTAAGAAGCGTGTGGTTCGATTCCACAGTGTCCCACTGAGAGGGGAGGTATGGGTTCGAGTCCCATCCGGTCCTTCGGGGCGGGTAGTATAATTGGTAGTAACGCTCACTGGGGCCTTTTGTATAGCTGGTGCGTACGCTAGTCTGAAGAACTAGAGGAGTAGGTTCGATTCCTACAGGGCCCACAGAGTATGGAATAACATCGGTCCCGTATGCCATGGCTTGTATACGAGTAACGGGACGCATAAGGATCTTTAGCTTAGAGGCAGAGCGGCAGGTTGTTAGTCTGCGGGTCGGGATTTCGAAATTCCCAGGGTCCTCAAAATTGGCTTGTCGTATAAAGGTTATTACGGATGACTGTTAATCATCTTATGAAGGTTCGATTCCTTCCAGGCCAGCAAAAATAGGTAATTAGCTCAATTGGTTAGAGCACTCGCCTGATACGTGAGAGGTTATAGGTTCGATTCCTATATTACCTACAAATGGAAAGTAAACTGACAAGGTGTTAGGATGTCCTGCTAAGACAATCGCTCGGTAAAACGAGTTCGTTTCGAATACGATGCTTTCCTCAAAAACCTGTTCCCCGCCCTCACAACGTATTTAAGGAATACAGGAGCAGAATGTACAATCGGGGCGATGTGGTGGGACACTTTAAAATCTTAGGTACAACGATAAGTTAACGGGTTCTTATCAAACTACCGACTTGATCAGGTGATCGAAAATATCTCATAAGTATTTTCAGAGTGGATCGATACCACTAGTCGGTACAAAAATCAACGAGACGAAGGAGGTCACGTAGGTTCGAATCCTACCGTTGATTTAGTATATGGTGGTTCTAGCTTAACAGGTAAAGTGCTTCACTGTGAATGAAGAGAACAGGGTTCGAGGCCCGGAATCACCCAAAATGCCCCTGTGGTGAAATTGGTAAACACATCAGGCTTAAAACTTGACGCTCAGGCTTGCTGGTTCGACTCCAGTCAGGGGTACAAAAAAATCGCTGATAGCAATATCGAAGATGTGTAATGATATCAACATCGTAGGTTAAGCGATATCCTACAAATGGTCTTATAGTTTAATTGGAAAAACTTATCGCTACGAACGATAGAATTCAGGTTCGAGACCTGATAGGACCTCAACTGCCCTTATAGTTTAATCGGAAGAATAAAACGCTTCTAACGTTTTGGTCCTGGTTCGAGTCCAGGTAGGGGTTCAAAATGCGTCACAGGCTAAGGTAGCCAAATGGATTCCAACCCCATAGGACAGAGTTCGATTCTTTGGTGGCGCGCAAAATATTAATTATGAAAAAGAAATTCGATGCTCATTAGGTTTATTAACCTAAAAATTGAGCAAGATGAGAATCAAAAACTATACTCAGAAAGAGTATAAAAAAGAAATTGACAAAGTAAAGTATCCTCCTTACTGGGATGAAGGATTAAATTTTAAAAAAGGACATTCATCAACAAAGTATAGAAGTTACAAAACTTGGAAGTACAACAGAAAAACACAGTATAAACCTCTAAAATAAGTTATCATGAGTAAGTATCAAAAAACACTCGTAGTGGATTCAAGCTTTATCGCAAGATCAGTCATACCTACAGAAAGAGCATTTGTGATTTCTTACAAAGGTAATGCTGAAGTAATAGCTGAACATCCAGAAACATTTGGTTTAGTAAATCCAAAATTAGAAATTTACAAACCTTCAATTATTAGAGTGTTTACATATGTAAAACAAAACATTCAGAAAGTACCTCTAACAAGAGAAAACGTTTATAGAAGAGATAATTATGAGTGTGTATATTGTGGGAGTTCAAATCAAAGAACACTAACATTAGATCACGTCATTCCTCAATCAAAAGGAGGAAAAGACAGTTGGGATAATTTAGTAACAGCATGTAGACCATGTAATCATGAAAAAGCTGATTTAACATTGGAGGAATATGGTAAAGAAATTCCAGAACCAAAAAGACCTCACTATTTAATGTTAATGAGAAGTATGACATACATACCAAAAGAGTGGGAAACATTTTTATTCTTTTAGTAAAATAGGTTTGGAAAACCAAAAATAATTTCTTATATTTAAGTATAAGAAAGTAAAATAAAACACCTACTACGTAACGCACGATCGACGACACGTACTATCTGGAAGGTCAGATTAGGTGAATAGGGGCGATTGGTCGATTGGTTTAGGCACAGGATTGCAAACTCTGTTAGGTTGGTTCGATTCCAACATTGCCCTCAAAAAAAAAAGATTAAAAAAGGTTTGGCTATCGGAAATTAATTTCGTATATTAAATCATAATAAAAAGGTCATTGAAATATTGGATAAAATAAATTGCCCGAGTGGTGGAACGGCAGACACGCTTGACTTAGGATCAAGATATTGCGGGTTCGAATCCCGCCTTGGGTACAAAATTAGAGTTAGCTTATAGTAAAGCACCCGTGCCAGCGTAATGCATCTCGGGAAGAACGGATACGAGAACCGACTCTAATTAATTTGCTTCTGAAACATAAATGGTAATGTACTTGATTTGTACTCAAGAAAACGGGGTTCGATTCCTCGCAGAAGCTCAGCAGTCATTTGAACTAGCACTATGACAATGACTACCAACGGAGGAAGCTAGTCTCACGGTTGGTCCTGTAGGTCGCGTGGTACGCAAAAAATACTCCTACCAGGTAAAGTAGGTGTGTGGCACTTTTCAGCCCAAGCTTTACCAAACTGCGGCTATCGTATAATGGTCATTACTTTAGACTTCCAATCTAAAGATGAGAGTTCGATTCTCTCTAGCCGCTCAAGGGTGTGTGGGAACCCAAGAATATGTGATGAACATATACCCACAATCTGCTGCGTTAGTGAAGAGGTTAACACGTATCACTTTCTATGATGAGGCACGGGTTCGAATCCCGTACGCAGTACAAAATCGGCCATAAGAGGATTGGCTTGTGAGGCTAGCAAGCAAGTGGCATTTGGGGCTATAGTATAACGGCTATTACAATGGTTTTGCAAATCATAAATTGGAGTTCGATTCTCCATAGCTCCACTGTATTGACAAAGATACTGACTAAGTTTAATCTACTTGACAGATTTGGCAACTCGGAACAGACGGGTAATTTTGGTCTATTGGTCCAGGGGAATGGATGCCTGCCTGTCACGTAGGAGACCCGGGTTCGAATCCCGGATAGACCGCCAAACATTACAAGAGTTGTAAGCTACAATGACCCGGGCGGTTGTATCCGGATAATCAAAGTAGACAGATATCTTGTGATGGGGATAATAACCTGCAACCGGCTCTGTTATCCTAAAAATATATTGCGTTAAGGTGTAAATGGTTACATTCGGGTCTCATAAGCCTGAGGGGTGGTTCGAGTCCACGCTACGCTACAAATAACTTATCCGTAAGGTTGAGGAGTGGAGTTTTGTTTAATTTCTAATCTTAGTACTAAGTGAAGAAGAAAATTCGTTTGATGTATAAACTAAGTGGAGTACTACACAAGGTGGAAGTTACAAACGATAGACAAAGAAGCCTCACCGGCGACATGAGCCGGAGGACGTGGGTTCGAATCCCACCCTTGCAACAAAATATATTGCGGGATAGAGCAGAGGTAGCTCGGGAGGCTCATAACCTCTAGGTCGGAGGTTCGAATCCTCCTCCCGCTACAAAGAACTAAATGGCGGTGCCCGACACCCACTGCAGAGGGTACAAAGAAGAAGCGGCTTTATATAATGTGTAGGTAAAATAGCTTCGCCCTATAACACATTTAGTTTATTTTGGCCTTTTAGCTCAGATGGTTAGAGCAGCTCCCTCATAAGGAGAAGGTCGCAGGTTCAAGTCCTGCATGGGCCACAAAATTTATCCAATATGAGAGCAATTCCCTCATCTCCAATGTAGTACTTGACTAGTTCAAGTATTATGACTCAGAAATTGAGAATTTGGAGAGTAGTTCCTACCAGCATGACTGGTGTTCAGGCTCCCACGTTTTTTGTTGAAACAACAGAGAACGGACGAGAAGAGGCAGAAAAATCTGCAAACCTACAGGCTAGACAAAAATCTGGCTTGGGTAAGTTTAACAATTGGTATTTTGATTTAACAAGAATGAATATCAGAGTTGACAAACATGGGAGGTATATCAAGCATCACCAATAAGAAAATATTCGGAGAAAGATTTGGATATCTGGATCTTTCTTCGTATATTAAATAAAAATAAATAAAAGTTATGGCAAGTTATTCAACAACAGATTTAGAGTTAGCAGGTGATTTAGAAAATTATAATAATGCTAAAGAGGCTATCATTGATGCCTTATTTAGAGAGGAGTTTATTACCGAAGAACAAGCAGAAACACTTAAAACAAAATACGCCGTTGTGTTAGTTAAAAACAATTGGTTAGGTCTAACAATAGGTAAGTTATTAGGCAAAAAAGATGTTCAATATATTAAATTAGTAAAAATCGTATAGTTATGAAAAATTCGTTATCTACAAAAGGGTTATCAATGTCTCAAGCACAATCAATCTCAAACTTGTGCAATCAAAGATCAAAAGAAATTACTAATAAATTAGCAGATGTTAATAATGTTTCAAAAACATTAGTTATCAACTCAGAGACTTATATAGAGACTCAGGGTAATCCAATGCCTACAAATGTAGTAGAATTGTTAACTGAAAAAGCAAGACTATCTGCTACACAAGCATTTTTGATGGAGAACATCAAAGCAAAAGACGAATTAATCACAAGCATCCAAAGAGATCAGTTTGAGTATGAGGTAGAAGCACCTCAAAGACCAAAAACAGAAGTAAGAGTTTTACCTTTCTTAGTTGATGAGAATTGGGGTTGGAGTCAATTATCAGCTGCTGAACACAATGAGTACTTAGAGGCTGAAGCATACGCTTCACATATTGGTCAATTTATCCATAAAGGAGGTAAATTAGATAGATTGAGAGCAGAATTACCTACCATTAAGACTTTAGAGTTTATGGAGATTGAAGTAGGAAAGAAAACTCCTATGAAAGTATCTATTCATCACACTTCAGAACAATTACTTGAAATCCACGAACAATTAGCAGCTCTACATAGAGGGTATGAGCAAAAAGTAAATTACTTTAAATCTAAAGTAAAGAATTCAGTAACAACTGAAAATGCTCGTATTGCTAAAGAAAGAGCTGATATTCAAGCAGAAGTAAATGAAATTAACTCAAAACAAGATGTTGAGTACAAAAATGCTTACGATAAATGGACATCTGAATATAGAAAAGCATCTGAGCAATTTGAGGAAGCTCGTCAAAAAAGAATCCAAGAAGCTGCAAATATGAAAATTGAAGTAGCAGAAAGATTCCAGCCTGTAGTTGATATGTTTTTAAATAAATTAAAATAAATAATGGTACTTACATGGTAAGCAAAAGCCGATCCATGTAAGTTTTATGTCGGGAGTAGAAAGATTTTTATAATCATATAGCAAGATAAGATTTATTAATCATACTATGACAATGGCAAGACTTCGGTCACGCCCTATAACTTTCGCTTCCACTACAACACCCAACAAATTCTGAGATAGAACTCAATCGTTAAACAAGTTACTGAAAGCTCATAGAGAAAGAGGAATCTTTACCACTAGACAGATAATTGGTTAACAAAAAGAGACTTAGATTTTGTCTTTGCCTTTGAGGTAGAGGAAGGTTTTTGACATTGATTTGGTATTTGACATCGTCTATATACTTTTTCTCCCGACAACATATATTTATTCTAAAACATAACAAATGAGTAGTAAATCTACATTAATGGTGCCTATCCTAAAAGAAATCCTAATGAAAGAGATAGGAGAAGCAAATTTACCTCCATTAGATTGGAAACAGGTATCACCTGAACAATACAAGTTTTTAGTAGATATAAATGACTTTACTGAAACTGTTACTGTATATTTTGAAGAAATATCAGGCGAAACAAGTATAGAGTACTATCTTCCTCCACTACATAGAAATGTACCTTATTTTTATAATATAGCTTACGAAGTATCAGGATCTGAAGTACAATTTGCAGAAAGTGATATGAAGACTTTATTAAAAATTTTATCCACTATAGTTGATATTATAAAAGATTTTATAAATAAAAATCAACCTGAAGTAATGTTTTTACAAGCTACTGAGAAAAATAATACATCTAAACAGAAAGCCAACTTATACCAAGCCTTTTTAAAACAAGGAATAAAACAATTACTAGGATATAAAACCGATACTTATAGGGACGGAAATATAATTGTAAAAATATAAAATTTTTTTAAAAATAATCACAAAAAGGCTTGCTTACGCAGGTCTTTTTTCGTATATTTAGGTATAAGAAAAGAGTTATGAAACGTGCTATTATAAAAAATATTCCTTTAAATCCAAGAGAACTGTACGACTATGCTTTAAGTAAGTCTTTTCATTTTTGGATAGATGAGAAAGGAACAGCAAAGCATCCTAGTGTTTGGACACGAGAACCTAGCGACCTATCGTACGAAGAGGCATTTAAAATTATACAAGCAAATAAACCCCACTGGGTTATTTCATTCAGAAACACAAGTTACTTAATAAAAAGTGGTGTAGATTATTGGGAGTTTGGAGGATGTAATATTGGAAGTAATAATTACGGAGAAGTTTTTATTTGGATACAAGTATCGATAGCAGAAGGATATAAAATATTTGAAAAATTTAATTTAGAAATAAAAGAATATTAAAGGTTATGAAAGACGCACTAGGAATAGAAATCAAAACAGGACAGAGATACGGATACTCCAGAAATGAAAATGGATTTACTTATGTACGAATAGGTACTATAAGTAAGATAAATGAAAAGACAGTAACAATGGATGTAGAGATTACAAAAAGAGCACTGTATAGCGCAGACCTGGAAGTAGATCCTACAGCAAGTAAAAAGATATCAATAAAAGGAAATATGTTATTTCCAGTTAACGAAGTGTATTAAGATGAAATTAGTATTAGAAAAAGGACAACAGGTATTTTTTACAAGCGATACCCACTATTGCCATTCTTCAATTTGCAGTGCAACTACTAAGTGGGTAGGAGCTGAAAATTTAACAAGACCGTTTGATTCGTTAGAAGATATGAACCAAAGACTTGTTGATAACATCAACAACATGGTAGGTGAAAATGATATTCTAATTCACTTAGGAGATTGGTCGTTTGGAGGATTTGATAAGATTGAGGAATTCAGAAGTCAAATCAACTGTAAAAACATTCACTTGGTGTTGGGTAATCATGATCACCACATTGAAAGAAACAAAGAAGGAGTACAGAGATTATTCTCTTCAGTACAGCAATACTTGAGATTAGAAGTACGAAGACCAATCAACAAAGCAGCAGTTGAAAAGTTTACTTTCGTGTGTATGCACTATCCAATTGCGTCATGGGATGATATGAACCAAGGAGTAATTCATCTTTTTGGTCACGTTCACTTACCCCCACACCTTAGAGTCATGGAGGGGAGAGCAATGGATGTTGGAGTGGACGGAAACGGTTTAGAGCCAATTTCGATGGATGAGGTATTAGAGTTAATGAGAGGTAGAGAAGTAAAAAAATTAGCTTTACCAAAGGATCATCACGAAAAAAGAATTTAATATGAAAGAAGTTTTTCAATTAATAAAAGATATCCCAAAAATGATTAATTCATCAAATGGGTTAGAAAGTATGATGGGAATGATAGTGTTAAGTCTGGTAACTCCTATTGTTTTAATAATAGTACTAGTATTATATAAAATAGTCGAGCATTTAATATGCTAAACATATATGAAAGAACAATTAATAAGTCTTAAAACAGCTAGATCAGCTAAAAAGCAAGGTTTTAAGGAAAGATGTCCTTACTTCTTTAATGAAGGTAGTGGATGGAAGGTACAAGAAGATTACATGTTAAGACAGGATAAAACTATTGAAGCACCTTCACAATCCTTACTTCAAAAATGGTTAAGAGAAGAAAAAAGTATAGTAGTAGAAGTTAATTTTAATGATAGTTTATTTAGAAGACTTCATGAAGCTGCTCATAAAAAA